TAGTACTACGCTACCTGCACATATTCGTCGTGTATTAGACCTATATAGTGCGAACTACAACTAATCATGAGTGCAGAAAAATTTATTGAGATTTTTAAATCTTCTTCAGTAGGCGGTGATGCGGATAAAGCATACGCATATAATGCTTGGAAACTTAAAAATAAAACTTGGATAAACTATAATCGCGCAGAATTAGAAGATATGGGGCTTAGTAAGCGCGTAGGATTTGCTCTAACTATTGATGCGGCAGATGCTTTAGGTAAAACAGCTGAATTTAATAAATTAGTTAAAGAGCTTAAAGCGGGTAAACCCAATCGCGGACCTTTTCTAGATGAGAGTAACGGTACTCCAATAGTAATTTTTCCTGGTGTACCTTTCGAAGGCGGTATTGAAAGACTATTAGATAAAGTACTAGGTACAGGTACTTCAGATATAGCTAAAGCACAGAATCTTATTAAGGGGCACGTATTAGGTATTAATACAGGTGCATTAGTAGGTGTTAAAGAAAGTCTATTAGCGTCTAAAGGTATACAGGGAGCTGTAACTAAAGAAGAATTAAATTCCGCTACAGAGTTTTTAGATGTTCTTATAGAGCACTTAACCCAACTAGATATTGACTCTAGTTCTATTAAAAATTTTGAAAGTAAAATATTATCAAAATATATTAAAAGTAGCAGGCACTTTTTAGTAGAACTTCAGACAAAGGAAGATAATGCAGAATCTGCTAAATTAGTACAAAAATTAGCGGGTAGAACTATAAATGCAGCTACAGGTATTAGAGGTTTACTGTCTCCTGGGGGCCATCAGAAAGCCTTGATTAAGAAACTTTCTACTATTCTTCGGTCTCAGGGGCTAACAGACCCAAATAAATTATTGAAGTTTGAGTCTTCTCCGCCTATGCTAGATATGATGGCAGATGAAATAGCGAGTGCTATTTCAGGTAAGAAAAAGAAGTTTAAAGATAGCTACTCTGGTAATGTACCTGTAGGTACTATTGTTACATTATATAACAATGAACAAGAACAAAATGCCTATCGCGCTAAGCTAAAAGCTATACGCGAGGAAGCAGGTAGAGCTAAGGCAAAAATAGTTAAGGCAAAAAGCCAGGTAATTCAAAATAGTACGCCTGTATCTAATTCTAACCTAGCCGCGCTGCTTCGCGCGCGGCTATCACTTCAGATAAAAGAGAATATGGGTACGGGTCTAGCTAAGAATGTACTTAATTATCGTTCTGGTAGATTTGCAGAGTCGGCTACTATTGATCGTATTAGTACCTCGCGAGAGGGTATGATATCAGTATTCTACAACTACATGAGAAACCCCTATGGTACTTTCTCTGAAGGGGGTAAGCAGCAGTCTCCTAAGACTCGTGACCCTAAGACACTAATCTCCAAAAGCATCCGTGAAATAGGTGCTTCCATTGTTTCCAACAGAATGCGAGCTGTATTAGTATGAGTCGTAGAACAAGTATAGTAAAAGCTTTAGCAGAGAAATTTAAAGTAATTGATGGGTCTACTGGTTATAAATCAAATATAACCAGTAACTCATATGCTAAACTTAAATTCTGGGATGAAGTAAGCGATTTCCCCTGTATTTACGTTGTAGCAGGCGGAGAGTCCAGAGAATATTTACCCTCAGCATTTGCTTGGGGCTTTTTAAACGTATCATTAAAAGTGTATACTAAAGGGGAAGATGCCTTACAATTACTAGAAGATCTACTAGAGGATGTAGAAACAGTAATTGATAGCCTACACGGTGTATTAGTATATGATGCCACTAACAACTATAAAACTGCCGAGGTTAATATAAGCTCGATAGTTACAGACGAGGGAATACTTATTCCCTATGGTGTCGGTGAGATTAACTTACTAATTAGATACCAGATAATGTAAAGAGTTTCTGCGCCTCATGTGCAGATAAATTGTACTAATGTATCAATACAGATAATTATCTAGTTAGAATACTGCAGTACATAGAATTAAAAGGAAATAATTATGGCATTAAATCTAGTACGTAATAGTCGAGTATTCTTCACGACTAATATTTCTGCTGTATCAGCAGGAAGTACTGTTATCGGAACTCCTGGTATTGCTAATACTTCGGAATTACAAGTTCTAGACGGTTTCTCGTTCTCACAATCAACAAATAGTGATACTATTTCAGTAAGTGAAGCAGGTATCAACCCAACTCGTGGTCAGCGTAATTTCAACTCGTCATTAGCACCAGTTGACTTTAGTTTCACTACATATATTCGTCCGCGCCTATCTGGTAGTGTACTAGCTGAAGAAAGCTTCTTATGGAATGCATTATTTAACGCACAGGCACTAAATACTACTGCAGTATCTGCTACATGTACTGCATTAACTCGTGCTACTACTAATACAGGTGTATTCACCATGGTTGGTACAGTAATTCCTGCCACAGTACAGGGTGTAACACTAGCTGCAGGTGTTGTACTAGTAATGGGTGGCTTAACTGGTACATTTGCTAATGAGTGGAACTCTCCGTTCAAGATTACTACAGTATCAGGAACTACTATAGTTGGTGAATTCTCTACAGCACCAGCATTTGGTGCAGGTACTACACCTTCAACTACTGCTTCAACTGCTACTTTAAGCGCTAGTGCATGGACACAGAACGCCGCAGTTGCAGCAGATACTGCGAAACCAGCAGCTTATGCACTGGCTACTACAGCTCGTTCTAACGTTAATCAGCTACAGCCTTTCGGTATGATTATTTCAGTAGATCAAACTACTTATGTACTTGATAACTGTGCCCTTAATCAAGCAGTTATTGACTTTGGACTAGATGGTATTGCGTCTATTCAATGGTCCGGTAATGCTACAGCTATTAGAAACCTAGTCGGTACTACTATGGTAGACGGGGGCGGTAACGTTACTATGACAGGCGGTATCGCAGGAACTGCAGTAGGTAAAGTAACTACAGCTAACTATTTAACTAATAAGTTATCAACCGCTCAACTTATTAGTAATATCGGTGGTGTTGGTGGTACAACATATACCCTAGCCTTAACTGGCGGAAGTATTACTTTCAACAATAATATTTCGTATGTAACTCCTGCTAATATCGGTGTTGTTAACCTACCTATTAGTTATTACACAGGTAACCTAGCAATCTCTGGAAGCGTTACTGCTTACATGAATACTGGTGCTGGTGTAACAGGTACCGGGGCCTTACTAGCCGCTATCCTTGCGTCCGTTAGCACGGCGTCAGGTGTAGAAACTAAGTACCGTATGGAAATTGATATTGGTGGTCTTACAAACACTAACCGTGTAGAAGTTGAGATGGATGGCTGCATGTTATCTATTCCTACTATCGAAACGTCAGGAGTTGTATCTACAACTATTAACTTCAATGCGCAAGGTTCACTATCAGATCAGACAACAGCTACTGCTTCATATGATCTAGGCTCAACAAACTACGCTAGTATTCGCTATTTCTCAGCTTAATAGCTGAAGTTCCATAGGGTGGGGATTGATCCCCCCACCCTCTTTTTCTCTTACATTATAATTAAGGATAAAATCCAATGTCAGTAAGCACACTTTCACTAAAAAGCCTTCTTGTACCTAGCAAGGCTGTTGAAGTAGAATATCCCGGTCTACCAGATTTCAAAATCAATGTGGCATTTCTATCACGCGAAACTCTTATTAATATTCGCAAGAAAGCTACTAAGACTACCTTTAAGAATCGCTCACCAGTTGAAGAACTAGACGACAAGTTGTTCTTACAGCTATATGTAGATGCTTCAATTAAGGGCTGGTCTGGCCTTAAGCTTTCGTATCTAGAACAACTAGCCCCAGTTGATTTAGTTGGACAGGATACAGATAGTGAACTACCTTACTCACGTGAAGATGCACTATTCCTAATGCAAAACTCTGCTAATTTCGACTCTTTCATTAGCGAAATTGTAACTGACCTATCAGCTTTTACGAAGAGCAGCAACTCAAAGTAAATAAACAAATTGAGTCTTACCTTGCTAATAGTTCCTTAAATGTTACTAAAGCAGTATACTTTGAAATATGCGAGGCAATGGGTAACGAGCCTGTAGAGTCTGAGATCCCGGTTGAATACGACGATTTATCATTAGACGTACAGTCGGCTCTCGGCATATATGGTAAATTAAGAGATGAATGGGACTATATGAATGGAACCTACTTAGGTAAAAACTATGTAGGATTTCTAGATATATTAGAGCTATTAGATGTACCAAAGGAATACCGTAGAAGTATGTTCGATCTTGTAGGTACTATAGATGACCATAGAATAAAAGCTAAAAAAGCAAAAACTCCAGCAAAATAGTAAAAAGCCCCTGTAAAGAAATTTACAGGGGCTTTTTTGTACCTACAAAAAAATAGGGGTGACATGATACTGCATACGTGTTATAATTAGCAATCGATAAATCTTGACGTAATTACTTCAGGGTATGCTATAGGAGAAGTCATGGCAGAGAATGTAAAAGTAAATGTAGATGTAACGGACAATGGTAGTACCGCTAAAGTAAATAATGAGGCCTTAAAATTAAAGAAAACTCTTGAGGGCGCTCAGGCGGCCGCAAGAATTCCCTTACCCACTCAGGCTGCTCAACAAGGGGTAGCTGCGTCTTCAGCAACAAAGACGACCAAAGCATCTTCTAGTGATTATAGATCATCCGCAGCAGCAGACTCTAATTTAGCTCGTGGGACTATAGGAGACACAGGGGCTGGGGCTAAAGACTTTGCAGCACAGGCAGCGGGTCTTGGTGGTCTAGTTCACGTCTATGCTACATTTGCTGCTAACTTATACGCTATTAGTACTGCATTTACTGCGCTATCAAATGCAGTGAATACTGCCCACTTAGTACAAGGTCTAGACCAAATCGGAGCAGCCTCAGGGCAAGCCCTGGGCACCCTATCTAAACAACTAAATGCTGCCACAGATGGTGCCCTATCAATGAAGGACGCTATAACTGCAACTGCTAGAGCTAGCGCTAGCGGGATTGCTGCATCAGATATATTACGTATAGGTGCTGCAGCTAAAAATGCTTCGCAAGCAATGGGCTTTGATATGCCTAATGCTATCGAACGTCTAACCCTAGGTATAGCTAAACAACAGCCGCGTCTATTAGACGAATTAGGTATTATTGTTAAAGTAGGTGAAGCACACTCAGAATATGCTAGAAAAATAGGTAAGACAGTAGCCTCACTAACAGACTTTGAAAAACAGCAGGCCTTCACAAACGCTACATTAGATCAGGCAGAAAAGAAATTCGGGTCTATTCATATTGACACTAACCCCTATGCTAAATTACTAGCTAGTATTGAAAATCTAGCCCAAACGGGACTAACTTTAATCAATACAGTATTAGGGCCTATAGTTAATATTTTATCTAGTAATCCCATAGCACTAACTGTAGCGATAGGGGGAGTTGCTTCAATGTTACTGAAGCAGGCTCTACCCGCCTTAGGTCAATGGAGACAGGGTCTGATAGATTCTGCTGCTGCTGCAAATAAGACGGCTATTGCCGCTAATGAATTACGTAAGGCTCAGGTTATTAGAGCAGATGCGGGATTATATGCTAAGGAAGAGCAGGCTATAAATAGAATAAGTAGTGCTAGAGAAGTACTAGACGGTATTAAAGGGAAATCTAGACTAACTAATAAGCTTTTAAAAGAAGACATGTCTGATATTACAATAGAGCAGATTAATGCCCTAGATAAACAGGCGGCTGCCCGAGAAAGTTTCAGTTTAGCACAGGCTAAAGGTAGCCAGGATACATTAGATAGAGTACACCTAGAAGGTCTAGCTATTAAAAATCTAGCCAAAGAATATAGAGACTTCTATGAAAATAGACAAAAAATTGAAAAACTAGAGAGAGAGTCACCCTCTAATATATTCACTAGAACCGCAAAGTATTTAGGACAAGATGCTTCTAGAAATAGGATAGCAGATAATGCCCAGGCAAAAGCACAACAAAGTACAATCTTAGGTAGTATAGCAGAAACCCTACCTGTAGCAGGTATTAGAGATAGTTTTATTAAACTACTTGATACTGTTGGAAAAGCACGAGAAGGTATTAATTTAGTTAATGGAGCTTTTGAGGCCGGTGGACCAAGGATGACAGCTTTTGCTGCAGCATCGACTGTAGTACGCGGTAGTTTAGCAATTGTAACAACTGCGGTATCTACTCTAGCCGTTTCTTTAGGTAACCTATTTGGAATTATTGGATTAATTACTATAGCTTTCCAGGTAGTAGACTATCTAGCATCTACAGCTACTAAAGAAGCGGAGGCATTTAAAGGTGCTTTTGACACAGTACAAGAAGCAGCAAAGGGAGCAGTCAATACTCTAGAAGCTATAAGTAAAAAAGACCTATTAGGACAATTAAGCGTAGAGTCTGTAAATGCTAAAGCTGTAGCTATGTATGAGTTAACTAGTGCTTTTGGTACTCTATTAACAAAATTCGATAAGTTAAAGGCAGCACAAAGTGGGTGGGAGAGTTTCTGGGATAAGTGGCTATTTGATTTTGTCGGTAAAAGTGATGCTGATAAGTTATCTGCCTCTCTATCTAGTACCATAGTAGAATCTCTAAATCTTATGTCGGAGGGCCCTGCTAAAGAAGAGGCTAAACGTACATTACAGGGAATCTTAGGGCAAAAAGTAGATTTAGGTAATTTCAAAGAAGTAAACGCCAGTATTAAAGATTTAGATGAGTCTGTAATTAAAAGCAAAGCTAAAGACGTAACCCCTATTTTAGACAAAATCAGTAGCTCAGGTAAGGCTACAGGGGCTGCATTAGTATCGGCTGCTGCGGCTGTAGCAGAAATCAATAAACAATTCGATAATTTAACTATTAGTAATAAATTAACCGATCCTTTCAGTAAACTGGGTACCAGTTTGATAGAGGGGAGTACTAAAATAGATACCGCTCTAAAAGACCCTATTAACGGACTAACAGAATTAATATCATTAGCGGGAAATTTAAAAACACTATCATTTTTACCAGAAGATACTGCCTTAAAGCTAGCTAAAAGCAAGGATGCTTTAGCTGCTTTAGGACAAGAACTAGCTGCTGTACGAGCAGCAGCATCTAAAAATAATGCCACTGCTGCCACTGCTGCCTCAGTTTTAGCATCCAATTTTACTGGAAAAAAGGGTATAGATGATATAGTTGTACAAAGTACTAAATTTAAGCAGGATAAAGAAGTAGCAGATAGAACTGCTTCAGCAGCTAACCAAACTAATGAGGAATTAAGTAAGTTAGAATCTAAGCAAAGAAGTATAATAAAAGAGTTTGCTAGTGTTGGTACACAAATCTTTGCAAAAGGAATAGACTACGCTGAAAAAGGCTTAACTAAAGCCTTAGGAGAGGCATCTATTCTTGCAGCTAAGGGTTATGTAGATATTCTTAGATCTATAGGTGGAAATACTGCAGAAGCAGATGCCGTATTAGCTAATAAAGCTATTGATTTACAGATTCAGGATATTAAGGCTAAGTATTCTAATACACAAGCATTAACAGGTCTAAGTCTAAAAGTAGAAGCAGATATCCTATCAAGAGAAAAAATAGCATTAGAGGCCAAAAGGGCCGATATACCTAGATTTGATAAACTTAGCGAATCAGAGCAAGCAGCAATTATTGATAAACTAGCCACATTATCTATTTCTATTAAAGCTAATGCAGAAGCGTCTTTAACACTGGCTAAAGGTCCTGGAGCAGTACTAGCACAACAAAGAGGATTTGCTACTACATATAATAATAAAATAGGTCCTCGTACGCAGGCTCAGGAAAATAGTAATGCTATACAGGGAGGGGCAGCATTAATATTAAGAGGTGCTGCAGAGGATGCCAGAGGTATGGAAGGTGGATTAGCCGCCGCTGCTGCCCAGAAACTTAACGTACTTTTAAAATTACAGGCAGATAAAATTAGAGAAGCAACTAAGGAAAGTTCAGAAAAACTAGAACTAGATAATAGAAGTATAAAAGTACAGCAAAATGAGTTAAGTAATTTACAATCGATAGTAGGAACGTATGATTCTACCTTAGAGCGTAGTAAAGAACTTCTAGATACTCAGTTATTAAATAATGAGTATGCTAAGAAAAGCGCCGCCTTAGAGCAAGATAAATTAATCGCACAGGGAGCTCTAGATACTTTAAATAAAAAAGGTATACTAGATGCGGCAGATAAGGTTAATAAAGAAGAGTTAACTGCTAAAATTATTAAACTTAATAAGGAAGAAGTATTACTAGCAACGGAAAAACTATCGGCCACAGAACAAGCAGCCTCTATAGCTAGACAAAGAAGCGCCTCAGGAGAGGCAGCAAAATCTGCACTGGCTGTTACTAATGCTCTTAAATTACAGGATGCCTTAGATAGTGCCGCAACTTCCCAAGCTTCTGAAGCTCAAGCAGAATTAGCTAATAGAAAAGCTTTAGGTACTATATCTGAAACAGAGTTATCAAGAAAGAGTACAGAAATAGAGTTAGCAGCTTTAGCACGTAAATTTACTAGAGAGAGTATTTCATTAGAGGCAGAAAGATTAGCCGCAATTACACTAACTAATGCTGCCTTAGCTGAAACTATCAGACTTCAGAATGAGGCTAAGGCTAAATTAGCTGCTGCAGCTCCTCAAGATCAGCCTGCTGCAGCTGCAGGATTAGCTAATGCTGATACTGCGGTAGCCGCAGTAAAAGATAAAGCTACTACAGAACAAGGAATATTTGCGGCTAGAGCTTCCGCTTTAGCCGCAGAGAATTCTGCTAGTACTAATAGGCTTATTCAGTTAGATGCACAGAACCAAAAATTAGCCGAGCAAGCAGATCTAATTAAAAATATCAATGATCTAACTAATTCTTTAGGAGCTAGTTTCGGTAAGATAGGGACATCCTTAGGTACACTGGTATCTGTTTTCGCTAAGATGGCCGAAAGAGACGAGGGCTACTCAGCTAATAAAATTCAACTTATTAAGGATGAGGGCAAAGCCCGAGCTGATTTAGCGAACCCCGATAATGATAATAAAGATAAGAGGCTATTTAATACAGAGCTATCTAAAACTACTAAAGAACAGGGTAAATTAGAGTCTAAAAATACTCAGGCACAATTATCTGATATGGCTGCTATTGCTGGAGCTACTAAAGGTTTATTTAAGGAGAAAACCTTTGCGTATAAAGCAGCAGCTGCAGTAGAAAAAGCTATCCATATAGCTAAAATTGCTGCTATGATAAAGGAAGCAGCAGTTGCGGTATTTACAACTGCACCTGTTGTAGAATCCAATATTACTAAAGCAGGCTCCAGTGCTCTTGCTGCTATTACTGCTGCTTTTGCAGCACCTTTCCCATTAGATTTCATAACAGGGGCCGCCATGATTGGTATTATGGCATCCTTACTAGGTAAGTCTTTTGGTGGCGGAACCAAGGGTGCCCCAAGTGCTGGATTCTCTGCTGCGGACCAGCAGAAGGTGCAGGGTACGGGACAACAGTATAACGCTAAGGGAGAAATAGTAGATCGCGCTGGCGGAGTAATGGGAGATAGTACAGCTATTGCTAAGTCTATTGATGACTCTATTAAACTTATTGAAGATCATAGTTTTAAGAATCTAGAATTCTCTAATAAAATGTTAGATAGTCTTAGAAGTATTAAAGAAAATACTAATAATCTAGCGCAGTTACTAATTTCTGCAGGTATTGGTAATGTAAATTCTATATCTAATAAGGAGATTAAAACAGGGGTTACAGGGGTTACAGGTGGTCAGTACGGTGTTCTAGGTGCGATATTTGGTAAAGATAGCGGAATAGGGAAATTGGGGTCTAAAATCTTTACAGGTATATTTGGTGGAAAAACCACTACTGAACTAAAGGATCAAGGTATTGTTATTAATGATACTATTGCTGCTATTAGCACAGGGGCCTCTAAATTAGCACAGGTATATACTAATGTACAAACTAAAGTAAGTGGTGGCCTATTTAAAAGCGATAAGATTTCCAATGATACTAAGTTTACTAAATTAGATAAACCAATAGCAGAAGCTATTGGTGTTATGTTCGGTAATATTAAAGATACTTTAATAGAAGCAAGTACCTCTTTAGGTAAAGATAAAGAATTAACTACGAAAATTGTCGAATCGTTCGTACCAGATTTTAAGGTATCTTCCTTAGGGCTTAAACCAGAGGAACTAGCTGCAGCTATTAGTGGAGAAATTAGTATAGCATTTAATGCGGCGGCTAAAGAGGCGTTTCCAGAACTAGAAGGCTTTAGAAAATTAGGCGAAGAGTTCGGTACTACTATTGTACGTTTGGCTAGAGATATACAGCTTACCGATCTTGCCTTTACAAGTATTGGTATGTCCATAAATACTCTAACTGGTGTAGCTAAGGTGGATTCTGTAGAGCATCTACTAAAACTAACTGGTGGTATTGATAGTTTCCTAACTAAGACAGATAATTTCAAAACCAACTTCCTAACTGCAGCAGAGCAACTGGCACCAGTTACTAAGGCTGTTAATGATGAAATGACTAGGTTAAAATTAGTAAATGTAAAAACAGGGGAGCAGCTGATTACCACTCGCGAACAATTTGCAAAGGTAGTCAAGTCATTAGACCTAACTAATCCAGCAGCTCAGCAACTATACGCAGATTTACTAAACGTATCGGATGCTTTCGCTGAGGTACATGCAGAAACTCGTAAAACACTAACAGCAGAAGAGCTAGCTAAAGCTCAGCTATCACAACAAATTGATACATTAAAACTACTAGATAAGGTATCAGATGCTCTAGCATTAAGTAGAGCAGATGAATTATCCCAGCTAGACCCACTTTTACGCGCAGGTAAGCAGTATATATGGCAACTAGAAGATAGGTTAGTAGCAATTAAATCTGAATCTGCACTATTATCTGCAATAGGCGCAACTTACGAAGCGCTACAAGTAGATAGACAGTTAGAGCTTCGTACTCTAACTGATTCAGAGAAAATCACTAAATTAGCTACCTATGCAGCCCAAGATAAGGCTAAGACTGATGATCTATTGATTCAATTAATGGAAGCTACAGGCGATGCTACAGGTGCCCTAAATGCCAAGCGAAAGCTTGAAATCAGGGGATTAAGTGCAGCAGATGCAGCGCTTAAGTCACGTATATATAGACTACAGGATGAAACAGCACTAAAAGCTAAACTTAAAACAGCTTATGATAAAGAGTCCTCTGCTATCAAAACTACTATTACAGGACTTAAAGATTCTGTGAAAGCATTAGCAGCCTACAAGACAGCACTAAAAGAAGGCGATAAGAGTACCTTAGATCCTCAAGCTAAGTATGAAACTACTAAAGCCGAAGCACTAAGAGTCGCAGATCTAGCTAATAGCATTGCTACTACTGAAGCTGAGAAATCAGATAAGCAAGCAGCAATTAATCAACTTCCAGCAGCTACAGATGCATTCCTAGCAGCAAGTCAAATAATCTACGCAAGCTCAGAAAAATATACCCAAGACTTTAATACTGTACTAGACTTAATTAGCTCTACAGGTACTGTATTAGACGCACAACAATCTGATGCAGAAAAACAACTAGAAGCTCTAGATGCTAGTGTATCCTCTCTAGGATTTATCGAGAGTGCTACACAAACTACAGCTGAGTTACTACAACAACTAGTGATATTACAAGGTACTATGTATGCTGCAGATATAGCAGCTAGTTCTGCTAATGCTACAAATACTGACTATGTATTACCAGATGCGATATTTAAACAATTAACTGAGGGTATGACAGCAATCTTTACAGATTTAATGTCTATGGTTACTGTAGCTAATCTAGGAATAGCTGCTCCGTTAACAGCCACTAGTACAACAGATGTAAAAATAACAGATCCTAATGCTCCTAATATGACAACTCAAGATATTACCTTAGCAACTAGTAATGCTTTATTAGTTAATCAAGTTAAACTTCTTAATGATCAAATGGAAGCATTAAGAGCTGAGCAAACCCTACAAACTGCACATATGTTACAAATAACACAAGACACAACAAACCAATTAATTGCAGCTCAAAAAGCACTAGCAGATGCAACCGCTGTATCTGCAGAGTGGGCTAGTAGAAATACTTTCTACGATTATACCTCATAAGGTATGTAATAATAAAAACCCCGCCGTAAAACGCGGGGTTTTTTGTGGGCAAATAAAATCTACCCTTGACTGTTAGGTGCTCATATAGTATAATAAAGCAAGAATTAGAATGGAGATAAAATGTCCGTATACCAAGACTGGCTGGAGAATACCAGCGCTAGACGCTGCGTTCTCATAGTAGTAGGCGTATATCAGGTGTCTCCCCCAACTGAAACATTTAAATATCTTTCTAGTACCGGGTATACTACTACTAGTGGAGATATTTCATTCTTACCTATACTAACTAGTGGACTCAAGTTTACAGAAGAGTTAGCCGAAGAAGGCGGTGTTAGTATCTCCTACGGAGATATAGGTATTAATAATAATAATGGTCAGTATGATGACTGGCTTGATAATACTAAATATGTATGGGTTAATAGGTCTATTAATATATACTATGGGGACCCTACTTGGGCATATGCTAATGAGGCAGCTATTTACGCAGGAAATTTTGAACTTATATATAGCGGTGTAGTTGCAGATATAGACTCTAAAGATAGAACTACTATTAATATTAAGATTCGCGATAAGATGCAGAGACTTAATAACCCACTTACAGAAAATAAGTTAGGTACTTATGGTACCTGGAACGGTGGGCAAAGTAATAAAGATACTATTAAACCTATTATTTTTGGTGAAGTACACAACATTGAGCCACTATTAATAGACCCCTCTATTTTACAGTACATGAGTAATGATGGTGTATGTGAGGGGGTTACTGAAATACGGGACAATGGAGTACCCTTATATACTTCAGGAGTACTAACTACTGGGGCAACATTAGATAATGCCAATGGTAAGTTTGTACTTACTAGTCCGTTAGTGGGTCAGTGTACTATGTCAGTACAAGGAGTTAATAAATCTATTAACCTAACTACTGGAGCACTACAAACAACTACTTATGGTAATAACATAGCTAACCTAATTGCATTAATTACTACGCAATATGGTTCCACCATATCTGGCGTTAAATTAGATGGGGCAACTGAATTAGATTTAGTAAATTTAGCAGCTTTTGCATCTGCTAATACTCAGCCAGTAGGTTTTGCAGTATTAGATAGAGAAAATGTGTTAGATGTATGTCAGCAATTAGCTGAAAGTATTAGCGCGCAAATGTACTTTACTAGAAAAGGTAAATTACAATTAATTAAATATGGAGTATCTACTACAGATACTAGTGTTACTATTACTAATAGTGATATTATTTCAGGTAGTTTAAGTATATCTAATAGATCAACAATTATACCAGCTAAAAAACTTGGATATGCTAAAAATTGGACGGTACAAAGCAATCTTACTACACAAATACAACAAAGTAATAAGGATGCTTTAAGTGAAGAGTGGTATACATATACTTCATTAGATAGTACAGGGGTTAAAACCTTATATAAATTAAACGGGGATCCAGTACAGAAGGATACCCTATTAATTGCCACAGCAGACGCCTCTAATGAAGCAATTAGACTGAATAATTTTTATGGAGTAATTAAAACAACGTATTCCTTCACAGGACGTAGTAAGTTATTATCCTTAAAATTAGGACAACCAGTAAGTTTAGTACATACTAGATTCGGTCTATCCGCAGGTAAAACAGGGCAAGTAGTTTCTCTTAGCCCTGATTGGTCTACTGGATTAGTAGATGTTGGAGTATTAATCTAATGGCTACAATTGCAAATCAAAGAGATATAGAGCTACGCGCTACTACCCCTAGAGTTATTAGCTATGTAGTAGCCCCTACTAATGTTAGTAGTTTAACCTTTACTATAGAACAATTTGGAGCTAGATTAGTTTGGCCAACTGTTAATAATACTGATTTGGCAGGCTATGATCTACGTATAGGGGGTACTAGTTGGGCAACAGGTACTTCAGTATTTAAAGGAATAGCTAATAGTTATTTCTATGGTATTACTAGCACGGGCTCAGTAGCTGCATGGATCAAAGCATATAATACATCAGGTATGTTTAGTGCTACAGAAGCAGGCACTACTATAGTAGTGCCTACAGTAACTGCCCCTACTCTTACATATACAATAGTGGGAGAGAACGAACAACTTAGTTGGCTATTTGCCTCTAGTGCTAACTTTACATTAGACCACTTCGAAATTCGTACCGGAACTACGTGGGCGGGAGGTACATTCCTTGCCAATACTAAATCAACGTTGTACCAACGTAAGGCAGACTTTAGTGGTAGTAAAAGATACTGGGTAGCCGGAGTAGACGCTGCAGGTAATGTAGGTACACCTAATTCTATCGATGTAGTTATTACAGCGCCAGGAGTAGTAACAGGTACACGTACCGAGGTAGTAGATAATAACGCTTTAATATACTGGACTATTCCTAGTACGGGTAGTTTACCTATTGCTAGGTATGAAATTCGTAGGGGGGCTTCTTGGGCCTCTCCCGATAAAACATATGGAAGTAATGCCGATAGTACATTTACCTCTATATTTGAGCAGGCTTCAGGTACATATACTTATTGGATAGCTGCATATGATTCTGCAGGTAATATAAATACTCCCGTTAGTTTAGTTGCTACTATTAATCAACCTCCTGACTATATACTACGTCAAACGTATAACTCTATCTTTGCGGATTACTCAGGGGTTACTACTACACTAACTAATATGTACCTAGAAAATGGGTATTTATTAGGGCCTGTAGTAAGTGAGACCTTTGATGCACACTTTACAGGGCATGCTTGGACTACTCCAGATAATCAAATTGCAGCAGGATATCCTTTATACGCAGAACCTAGTACTACTTCGGGTAGCTATACAGAAGTATATGATACAGGGGCTACATTAACCTCAGTAGTTAGTACAGTACTAAATACTACCCTAATCGCAGGAACTGTCACACCTTCGTGTCAAATCAGCTGGAAACTTCTAATAGGGGATAGTTGGACCCCTATTACGGCGGGAGTTACTTCTGCCCTTATATCTAATTTTAGGTATATACAGGTAGTATGGTCTTTTGCATGTACTGCGGGAGCTAACTTAATAAAAGTTACAGGATTAACTACTACAATATCTAATAAGTTACGTACAGGTAGTGGAACCTTTACAGTTACTACAGCCTCTACTGGCGTAGTAGTACCCTTTAATATGACTCCTGGATTTGTCTCATGTGATACTCCAATTTGTCAAGCTACTGTATCTGGTGGAGGATCGGTACTTTCTACTGTAGTAGACTTCTCAGGGGTCGCTAATCCTACAAATTTTACAGTTTATCTTTATAATAGTTCAGGAACCAAAGTAACAGGCTCTGGTTCTTGGACAGCAAGGGGCTATTAAATGGCAATTGATTTTACACACCCAGCTACTAGTGATAACTATAGCACAGCATATACACCTGCCATTATTAATAATACAGTAGGTGTAGCGCAATGGTTAGATCCTACATATGTTACCATTACAGGTACTCCTAATAATGGGATTAAAAGATATAACAGTGCAACAGGTAGGTTACAGCAATGGGTTACATCTTCCTGGGTTGATTTAGTTACTGGTTACTTACAGTTAACTGGGGGTAGTCTTACAGGTGGGGTAGTAATGGCTAACACTACAGATATTTCCTGGAAAGATTCAGGGGGTACTGCTAGACGTATAGCCCTATTAAGTGGAGGTAATTCATTATACTACGGTGACGTAGATAATGCTATATCTGGTGGTCTTACACTGCTACTAGCTAATTCCCAAGTACTATTTTATACTGGTGGTACTCAGAAAGCAGGTATTGACTCCTCTGGTAATTTATTTATAGGCGGAACCACTCCACGGGCTAAACTAGACGTAATCAATAATACTACAGGTAGTACTGTAGACGCAGACATACACTTAGGATACTCAGCATCAGGGTTTTATGGTTATAAAATAACTAACTCTAATAACCCTTCTTCTCTTGCGGCGGGAGCTTTTAAGATTCAGCGAGGTACTACAGGGGCCTGGGTTGATGATTTTAATATAAGTAATGATGGTAATTTAGGGTTTGGTACTGTAGGGGCTACCTCTGGAGGACCCAAATTAACTGTATATGGCAACTATACAATTATGCAGGATGGTACTTATACCGGGATGATAGGTAAAGGATCTACCTTAGTAACTGGCGGAGCAGTTAGTGATTTTGCAGTGCGTGTTGATACAGGTAGCTTACTATTTGCTACTAATGCTTCTTTAGAGCGTATGCGAATTGATTCTGCTGGTAAAGTAGGTATAGGGGTTTCTCCTATTACTACACTAACTGTAATAGCCAATGGAACTTGTCAAGCGGTGGCTAATATTACGGATGCAGGGTCAAGGTTAGGCCTATTACACATTGCCAGTAATGATAACCAACAAGGTGGCGGCGGAGGTGGTATAGTATTTGGTGCAGGTGTAACAAGTTTTGCTGCTATTAGGGGATTTACAACTGGTGGTGGTGGAAATACTACTGGAGATTTAGTATTTACAACCAGACGAGTGCAAACTGATACCTCTCTTACTGAAGCAGTAAGAATATATGCAAACGGGGATACTTTATTTAGTAGTAATGTTGGTATTGGTATAGCTCCGAGCTATGGGCTTGATGTTCGCAGTACTATATTACGACTCTCTACCTCGTCGTTTACGTCCAATAGTTATATTGGACAGGGTGCCGTATCAGGTGCCGCGGCAGGCGACTTCGGGATTACGGCGGTAACCGGGAGTCTACTATTTGCTACCGGCGGTTCGCTAGTTGAGCGCATGCGGATCGATGCTGCTGGTAATATTGGTATAGCCGCAGTACCAGTAGTAAGACTACATACTAAATCAGCGAATGAAATAGCGAGATTCGAAACTACAGTTGCACGCGGATCAGGTCAATTATTTATGTCCTTCTATGACCCAACGGGTCGCAAGGG